TCAATTTCGGTTTGCGATCCTTTAAATAAATCACCAAAAAATCCCATAGCTATCTCCTTAATTTACACAAATGTTCCAATCGTTAAGTTTCTTGTATTTTTTATTTGCTTCCTTCGCACCATCTATTCTGAATTGAAGTGGTGCATCTATATTTAGTTTCCGAATCGATTTGTATACATCCCCGAACCCATCTTCGATCTTTCTGCCAGTTGAGACCATAACCCCCAGAACTCCGTCGGATCCCGCACATCGTACTTCGTTGTTTTCGCTCTTAACGTCCTGAAGCCAGAATCCGTTTGAGTCCTTTATGTCCATATTCAGCTTGACGTTCTCAGCCAAAGACAAGAGATCTTTAGACGTATAAGGGTATGGCGGTATAGTTATTCTCTCGGAACAGGCGAAGCCATCACCAGCCTTCGTAAATCCTTCCGTCAGGAACTCAGTAACTGAGACCTGTAACAATGCCAAAAGACAAAATATACTGTCATACCTGAACCCAAACCTCCAGTTGTTGAAATAGGGCTTTTTATCCCTTGAATTCACCGTACAATCGACGCTGACGGCTCCGACGTACCCTTGGTCGGTCAACATAGGCACAAGTGATTCCAGCTCCTTTTTGAGCAACTCAGCCCCGTGCTTAACCCATAGACAGACAGACTGTGATGCCATCTTTTGTCCCAAATCTCCTGTAAGCAGGCACTGATTCGGTAACGAATAAGTAAACAGTACAGGCTCTTTGCCGTTAAACCACATCTCCGCAACGAGTTGTATGCCCTTGGCTCCCTTTTTCACCTTGATTCCAGCCTGTTTCGCAAGCTTTTTTGCCTCTACAGGGTCGGATTCGTAATTATGTAGACCCCTTCTTTGGTTTATTGTTTTATTTTCTAAACAGTCTTGCAGAGATCCCAAATCTACGTTCGAATCAAACACTATTTTGTCTGCTTTGTCTATCATTTTTTTCAGGTCAGAAATCCGCACCTTATCGATGATGCCGTTATAATTATTCTGGTACAAATCATTATGAATATAAATCTCAGTTTCTGCACCTTCTCGTCTCATACGGTAAACGATGGGAAGCGATGCCCCAAATTTGCTTATGAAAAGTATCATGTGCTTTCCCAATTTGTAATATCATATGCCCTGTACGTTACATTGCTTCCGCTTGCAAGAGTCGTAGAGGTATCAACACCCGCACCTAAATTATCACTGCTTGCAGGAAATATCTTTAACGTATTTGCACCGTTATTGATAATAACTGCTGTCAGCCCTATCTTTGCAGTCGGCAGTGTCACTGTATCGTTTGCATTTGCTACGGTAGAAATCTCATTTATTGTTGAAGTTAAAGGTTGCTGACCCTGCGTTTGTGTGGTAGATGCTGTAATACCTGAAGTCACACGGTCAAGGTCATCGTTTATATTTATAATATTAGATAAATGAGAATACATCTCCTGCAAAGATTTTATCAGCTTTCTGAAATAATCATTTAACTGTTCATGGTCTTCGTTCTCACTGGATAGAATAGCCTGCTCGTCAAGTGGCAATACCTTTTTGTCATCAGCTTTCATACTCCAAACTTTCCTTTTACTGGCAGAAAATACGGAATTATTGCATGGATCTTCGGTGTCTGCCCTGTAGCACTTTTACTCAAAACCATTGAATGAAACTCTCCGATTGCCCCAGAGTAAACTCTCTTCCACACCTTATCATCGTTGCTGTCAGAAGGGTCGTCAAATGTTAATGTGTCAGTCTGGTAGGCACTCGAATCTTCATTTATAAAAAGAGCTACGTCAAGGGTGACACTATCATCCCTGTCAACAAGCAGGTCAACATACCCAAGCCTCGCCTTAAACCCTTTTTTTACATACGGATTGAGTTTCTTTGTTTTTACGGAGAACTCAAAGGCAGCAGTGTTGTCGGCACCCGTAGTGTTAAGCTTGTGAACAACTCCTGCTGTTGTCCCTGCAAGTGTTACGGGAAAACCAGCTTGACCCGTATTGGCATCCCATGTTGGCTCTACTTCGTCCCAAGTCGTTTCTCCAAACCCATCCCATGTTAAATCAGCATCTACAGTCCATCCCCCGAGAGAATGAAATCCTATAGTAAATATAGACCATGTATTATTAACTCTGTTCCTGACAAGCATCCTGTCGTTTGTAGTACTGTTCGCATTGGGGTAGCTTATAAACTGAAGATCAAGTTCTTCCAAGAAAATTGAATAAATAAGATTAAAGTTTTCTTGGTCGAAATCCTGTACTGCGTCGGGTACCTTTAAATTTTCAACCCTTGCGCTTAATCCATCCGTAGAAATAACATTTGAAGCACTTACCGCACTAACTTCATTAGAAAAAGACAATATTGAATGTTTGGCAAGTGAACCGCTGAAGCTGTCTATCTTTTCCCACCTGAAAGGAAGGTCTACATTCTGTGTATGTTTAAACAACCAAATTGATTTCTCGAAAAAGATAACAAGTTCATCGTTAAGAAACGCACCGCCATTTATAAATTCAGATGTAGGAGCATCCACAAATCCATCATTAGTAAAGTCTATGCCTCCTGCGGTTGCCCACCTCGCTCTTTGTGCATGAAGCGTTCCGTCTTCTGTCGTACGAAAACACACAAGATGGTCTTTGTATGCAAACACCAGCAGGCAGGTAAGTGTAATATTCCCTGCGCCCAGATTTACAGTCGGCTTTGAAAGACTTGTTCCGTTATAAGAATCAATAACATCGCTGTTATTAGTAAAGTAAAGCGTCCCTGCCCAGTTCGCCCAATGAAAAAACTGACTCGTACTTCCAGAAAATCTATCTGCCTTTGGTATATCATCAAGCCCAGAGGTTTGAACATTCCACTTCGCAACTCTCTGGGTATCAAAGACGAGAAGGTTTGACCCCCCTACAGGTGTAATGTGATTTGCTATACCCATTATAGCATTGCCGTCAACAAAGCTATAACTTACCTGAACTGCACCAGTTGGTGCTGCGTCCCACTCAAGAGCAATTGCGCCTGTTGTATAATTTATTGTGCTTGTCGTGCCGTCCCCAGTAAACCCACCCTCACCATCATCCGTAAGTGTTTGAGGTCCTCCGCCAGAATCTGTAATAACCACAGTTCCAACTACTCCCGAGCGGACAGGGAGATTTGAAAGAGTGTGAGATGCTGACTGGCTGGTGTCAGCTATGTTTTCGGCAGATACAAAATGAGCCATTTCTGCCCACTGGCTATATCCGAGTCTTTTCTGCAGAACGCCATTTTTTATAAACCCGTTCTGGAGAGACTCAAATGCATCCTCTGGAACAAGCCAAGGCTCCCTTACATTTACCTGACCACTTTTAAAATCACTTATAGGAAAAGCTTCATAGCCTACTACCACTGACTACCTCCTGTTTTAATCAACTTCAAATTAGACAAGGTATGGAATCCATTTGCAATTTCATTCTGAACTCCAGAAACCTGCTCGGTTGTTCTATTGGCAGCATTTACAGTCATCATTAATAACTTGGGCATTAACACATGACCACACGCCTTCTCGACTTTAAACTCTTTAGAGTCATTGGTCATAGTTATTTCCATCCAATGAGGACATCCTTTTTCGTCATTAGATTGCGGACATTTATGACACTTGTTTGCGTTTTTATAATTCATAATTAATCTTTAGTACAGCTTATCACTCCCACCCATGCAGGTCTCCACGAACTTCCCAGAGTCATATTGTGAGTATGCGAGCCACCTCCACCAGTAGAACTTGTTGTATGGGCGGTGACTTTTACACTAGAACCAGAGCCACCCGCCCCTGTTTCATTGCCTACGGTAGAAAACGTACCAGTATGAGTATGTGCTGGCATTTCCGATGTCGTCAGTGTATGCCCATCTACCGATACACCTGATATAGTCCAGCTGCCACCTGTGGTTGCGCCATTGCCTTCCGTGCTTTGATTGATAAAAACCGTATCGTTATTTTCAGAGACAAATGTCCAGCCCGTAGGCGCAGAATTCTGAACAAACAACATCTTTGTTCCAGATGGAATAGCCTCAGCTATTTCAGTAACCGTACCGCTGCTTGCAAGCCTGAAATATAATTTATCCGCATTATTATAAAGCCC